CTGCGCGTGCCGATGCCAAGTCTGGGCTGCGCCTCTTCATCAACTGCGCCCCGATGAAGAACCGCGGTCGCAAGTTCCACATGATCGACGACCTGCTCGACGAGGCGCGCCGCCGTGTCGCCGATGAGGCCAGCAAGGACGACTACGCCAAAGGTCTGCCCGACGACATGACCCGCAGCTACCTCACGATCGAGTACGGCAAGGGCAACGACCGCGTGGGCGCGCTGCTCCAGATGGTCCGCAAGGACCTCGACGGCGACATCTTCATCGACGGTCGCGCGAAGGGCATGGACCTGGTCGTCCAGGTACTCACCCCGGTCGCGATCGAAGTCTTCCGGGGCTGCTGATTCGGATCCAGGACGGAGACGCTCGACAGACCGGCCCTCTGGCCCCACCTAGCGGGTAGGTTCGGTTCGCAGACAAGGACAAGGAAGCACCCACGGAAGGTGGTCTGCGCGGGTTCAATTCCCGCTGTCGAGCATGTGAGAGAGAAGGAGGACGATGAGCGCAGCGCACAAAGCACAACCCAAGGAGTCCTGGCGCATTGCGCGGCTGCCGTACCGTGAGCCTGACTGGTCGCAGTACGACATGAACGCCGCGCTGCGGACTCCGAAAGGGACGATGGTCCTCAACCCGATTCAGTCCGCGGCGCTGGCCGAGGCTGCTCAGGAGAAGGGTGCCATCTGTCCGATCGGCGTGGGCGTTGGCAAGACGCTGATCTCTTGCTTGCTGCCAACGGTGATGAACGCCCAGAAGCCGCTGCTTGTTGTTCCGCCCACGACGGCACAGCAGACCAAGCGGCTCTATGTCGAGTACCGTCAGCATTTCAAGATCAAGCAGATCACGTTCCTGACCTACTCCAGGCTGTCGACCGCCAAGGGCACCGACATCCTGTACCGGCTCAAGCCTGACTTGATCATCTGTGACGAGGTCCATCTACTGAAGGACCCCAACTCGGCCAGAACCATGCGGGTGCTGCGCTTCCTAGCCGACAACCCGCAGGTCATGTTCGTCGCGCTCTCTGGTACGATGACCAAGGACTCGCTGAAGAACTACAGCCACCTTGCCGAGCTGGCGCTTCGCGATGGCTCCCCGCTCCCGCGGGACAAGTACACTCTCGGCGCCTGGTGCAAGGTTCTCGACGCCAACGACGACGAGCCCAACGAGAGCGACTGGCAAGAGTTACGTCCGATGATCGATCAGATGCACGACTCGGGCTGGCAAGGCTTCCGCCGCGAGACCGAGACAGACTACGAGCGCCGGCACGCGACTGCCCGAGAGTGCTTCTCCAAGCGCTTCCGCGGCACGCCTGGAGTCATCTGCTCCTCGAACGCCGACGTCGACGCCTCGCTCTACATCAGCACGGTCAAGGACATCCCGTACCCGAAGGATCTCTACGATCTGGTCAAGGAGACGAAAGAGCGCCCAGACGGTGAGCCGCTCGAAGATGATGCTCGCGTTTGGCTCTGTCTGCGTCAGCTTTCGCTCGGCTTCTACTACATCTGGCACTGGGGTGATCGCGAGCCCGATTGGGAGTGGGTTGACGCCTACCGCGGCTGGGGTCGAGAGGTTCGTGCGGAGATCTCTGATCGCGCTACGACCTACTACGACTCCCCGTGGTTGGTCGAAAAGCAGATCTTGAAGCTACTTGAGCTTGACGATGACGACGACATCGTAGCAGTCTCGGAGGTGCTCGGGCACGAGCCCTCACCGATGCTGGTCGACGCCTGGCGAGAGTGGGACCGAGTGCGACACCGCAAAGGGCCTGACACGGTGCCGGTGTGGATTGATGACACACCACTCAGGCGGATCCTTGCGCTCGGCAGCACGAAGCACCCAACGATCTACTGGTATCACTCGGATGCCGTAGCTGACCGCATCGAGCAGATCAGCGACATCCACGTTGTGCGCGCGGGGGAGGAGCCGCCTGAAGAGGCGCTCTGGTGCGCGCTCTCAATCAAGAGCCATGGCACGGGGCTCAACTTGCAGAGGTGGGCACACAATGTACTGATCGAGCCGCCACCAGGAAACCCCGAGACTGAGCAATGCATCGGTCGCACCCATCGGCAGGGGCAGGCTGCTGACGAAGTGCATTTCACAATCCCTGTCCATAGCCCGGTCTTCGCCAAGGCGTTGAGAAACGCCCGTGAAGAAGCGGCCTACCAGCAAGACACCATGAAGATGCCGCAGCGGTTGTGCTACGCGGTGTACGACGAGCAATGAAGGAGGAAGAGAGAGATGAGCAGATCACTATTCAACAAGATCAAGGAAGCCAAGGTCTTCGGGGACTCCCCGTTCTTCGGGGTTGGAACTGGACTGGCGCGAATCCTCGCCGTGAAGGAGGTCGAGTCGTCACGGACCTCGACCACCTTCGTCATCATCGAGGCAGAGATCCTTTCGTGCGAGGGCGGGAACATGGAGGTCGGTGACCGCCCCGCGCAGCGCATCGACATGGGGCAGAAGAGCGGCCCCAGCAACCTCAAGGCGTTCCTCGTGGCCCTCGGCCAGCAGTGGGAGCAGGACTTCGAGGATGATGACTACGAGAACTTCGGCGAGGACCACGTCAACGACGAGTTTCTCACCGAGGTCTTCGACAACTTCCCCGAGGACGGGACCGTGCTGAAGTACCACGCGCGTCAGATCAAGACGAAGGCCGGCAAGGACTTCACCAAGATCCTCTGGTATCCGGCAGCGTCCGAGGTCGAGGAAGACTGAGCCCACCGGCCGCACGGGGACCCTACATCCCTGACGGCTGTCGACCCTCAACGGGGGCGCCATGTTGACCGTATACACAGACGCCGAGACGAAGCGCTTCGGCACGGGCTGCATGGCGCCTCCGCTGATCGACTTCCGATACAGGGCTTCCACTTTGTGGGTCGCAGCCAGTAAGGGGGACATGCGAACCCGAGCAATGGCAGACAACCACTACACAAGGCAGACGCCAGGTAGTCCTTCGTGGACCCGGCCAGGTTACAACTATGTTCTGCTCCATGAGGCAGAGGATGGCTCAGCTCTGTTTTGTTGGTGGCGGCCGAAGTGGGAGGATGGCAGGCCCGGCACGAAGAGGAAGGACGGGCTTCGCGTCATCGAATGCACAATGTTCAGGCGAGAAGGCCGGACTATTCTATCCTCTCTACTGATCAATGACGCTGTGGATTGCCTATGCTCCCCTGAAGCGCGACAAGCACTACACCTGGATAACGCAGGGCGCATCGACGGATTGATTACTGGGGTAGGGTCAACAAAAACAACGAGATGCAGATCTGATCGATCTAAACCAGGAGCGTGCTTTCGACATGCAGGCTGGACGGAGTTCTACAAGAACACGAAAAGCAAGGCGGATGTATGGCTTGAGCATTTCTGGATAAACCCGTGGCACTGACCGTATACACAGACGCCGAGACGAAACGCTTCGGCACAGGCTGCATGGCGCCTCCGCTGATCTGCAACGTCATCCTGTCCAACCAGGACCCCGAGCCCTACGTCACTGACCGAGCCGAGACCGAGGATTGGCTCCACTGGGCGCTGACCAACGCCGATGAAATCGTCGGGCTCAACATCGCCTTCGACATGTCGGTGTACCTAGCGAACTACCCCAGGCTCGGCCCCCTCATCTGGCAAGCATACCGTCACAACCGGGTCAAGGACGTCAGCATCCGCGCCATGCTGATCGCCATCGCGGCCGACACGTTCAACTTCGACCCATCGATCCCCCCAAGAGGCGGGGTGCCTGTCTGGAGTATGCAACAACTGCTGCTCCAGCACCTTGGGATCGACATCTCAGAGGACAAGAAGAGCGACATCCGCACCAACTTCGCAGCCTACGAAGGTGTGCCGATCTCGGAATACCCCGACGCCGTCTACCGCTACGTCGCGATGGACGGTATCTACACCAAGGCGCTGTGGGAGCATCCCTACTTCGCAGAGAACGTCCCGCCCGACGAGTGGCTCCAGGTGCGTGCGGACTTCGCGCTGACACTCGCTTCGGTCTGGGGTGTGGAAGTCGACATCGACGCCGTGGACACACTGCGCTGCCATCTCGAAGAGATCGTCGGCAAGTCCGATGACGACCTGATCGCTGCTGGCATCAAGCAGAAGAAGCCGAAGAAGTCCGCAGGCGGTCGGATGTACTACCCGTCCATCCGCAAGGAGATCCAGCGCCGCATTGAAGAGGCGTGCACCGTGGGCGGATCACGCCCGCAGAGGACCGACCCGTCCAAGACTTACCCCGAGGGGCAGATAGCGTGGTCCGAGGACGCGATCAGGCTAGCAGCCGAGGCTGCTGGCTACGATGACGATGACCCCCTGGTCGTCTATGCCAACACGCTGAAAGCCAGCACCGAGTTGTCCAACTTCGTGCCGAAACTAGAGCGCGGCATCCTCCACCCTCGCTACAACGTGCTCATCCGCTCGGGCCGAGTCTCTTGCACGGGAGGCGAATTCGGCATCAACATCCAACAGATGCCCCGGCGCTATGGTGTGCGGCAGTGCTTCATTCCTCGCGCCGGCTGGGTGTTCATCGTTGCTGACTACGACACAGCCGAGCTTCGCGCGCTCGCTGAGGTCTGCTACGAGTGGATCGGATGGAGCAAGTTGGGCGAGGTCTTCAAGAGCGACCGGCCAGACCCCCACTTGTGGACGGGCTCGGATCTCTTGAATTGCACCTACGACGAGATCAAGGCAGGCCAGAAGGCGTTCAAGGCCGCAGCCAAAGAACACAAGAACGTCATGGTGCTCGACGAGTTGTTCGGCAAAGACTGGATCTGGTGGGCGCGCAACGAGAAGAGCGCGCTGCGGACGCTGAGTCAATTCGATCTCGATCCCGCACTCATCCTGTTCGGCAAGCAGTGCGACTCGATGCGTCAGCTCGCCAAGGCGCTCAACTTCGGCTTCCCCGGAGGACTGAGCAACCCGGCCACCTTCGTTGACTACGCCCGCAAGACGTGGGGTGTCATCGTGAAAGAGCAGGACGTTCCGCGCTACCGCGAGATCTACTTGGGGCGATACCCCGAGATGAACGAGTATTTCGCTCTGGTAGGAGCCAAGGGAACGCCTCATATCGTGGAGTGCCTGCGCTCTGGCCGACTTCGCGGCGGCTGTCGCTTCACTAACGGCTGCAACACGCCCTTCCAGGCGCTCACGGCGGATGGTGCCAAAGACGCGCTCTTCTCGGCGTCGCACGCCTGTTACAACGAGCCTGAGAGCGGACTGTACGGCTCACGAGTCTGGCAGATGGTTCACGATGAGCTTGGAATCGAGACGCCCGTAGGGCAGGAGGAGAAGGCTAAGGATGCTCTGGAGTCGACGATGAGGACGGCAATGGAACGATGGATCACGCACGTTCCGGTTACCGTCGAAGGCAAGATCCTGCGTGATCATTGGGAGAAGTAGAATGCACAGGGACATGGTCAGACACTTGAACGAAGCAGGCGAGGCGCACAGGCGCACAGGGAACCATTTTCTATGTTGCGACTCCTGCGCCCACTTCGATGATCCTGACGGGGATGGCATCGGATGGTGCAGAGCCGGTCTCGGCAAAGGACAGGTAACAGACGGGTACTACTGCTCTGCGCACACCACGGAGCGACCTCGATACAACCCTGAGATCGACAAGGGGCGCGTCCGAGAGTGCCTGTACCAACTCGACAGGTACATGAACGGCAACCCCAAGGATTCGACAGATGCGCGGCTGGCGCTGAAGAACCTCAACGATGCCATGGGCCGACTTCTGGAGCGCGGGTGACATGAGAACAATGTGGGCGATCGAGAACAGAGAGGACGTGTTGCAGACCCTAGACGGCTGTGCCGAGGATGTGGTGGAGGATAACCTCGGTGCTGTTGAGGCGCGGGAGTACCGGCCTCCCGACTTCATGGACATCGACGCAGACTTCATCACGGATGAGGTCTGGAGCTTCATCAGCGACACGATCAACGAGTACGAGGATCTCTGCCATGACGACGGCGGACCACTACTCAACCCGCCCTACTTCCGCACGCGGCGGACGCTTCGCCCTCTGTCCTGGAACGTACTACGTGACGCTGTCCAGGAGGTCCTGAGCAGAGACTCCGACATGTCCGAGGCGGCATGGGTGAGCACCGGCAAGACCGCGCGGATCTCTGTGGACGGCACCTACGAGATCGAGGGCTGACATGGACCAAGAGCGAACAGCCGAGATCGAGAACATGAAGACCCGGCTCTACGATGCCATCGAGACGCTCAACCGCTTCGCCATCGACGAAGTGGACGCCTGCGAAGCACGTCGAGCACTCGGCAACCTGGAGCACGCAGTCGGCTGCATCGCAGCGCTGAGGGATGAGGGTCGATGATCGAGCGTGGACAGAGGTTCGACCTACACCACGGCGGCTTCATCCAGGTCGTGGACTGGATGGGCGATGATGCGGCAATCGTACAGGCAGCGCGCGTCTCCTACGGTGAGGGCACCAAGACCGTGCGCGAGGACCGCGGGCTGATTCGCTACCTCATGCGGCACTGGCACACCACGCCCTTCGAGATGTGCGAGTTGAAGTTGCTGGTCAAGGTGCCCATGGACACATGGCGCCAGTGGATCCGGCACAGAACGGCCAGCGTGAACGAGTACAGCACCCGCTACTCGCTCGCCATCGACGAAGCCGCTACGACCCCGCCTGGCGAGTGGCGCCTCCAGAGCACGGTGAACAAGCAGGGCTCTGCTGGCAGACTGGAAGAGTACCCTGAAGGGTTTCGTAACCTAGGTCACGAGATGGTCTCCAGGCTCTTCGGGCACGAAGCTGTGGCAGGCTCCGCGCTCTCGGCAGGGGAGTACCTGTCCGGTCGAGAGCGCGGCCTGCTCGACACGGCACGAGACGTCTACGAAGAGCGACTGGCATTCGGCGTGGCGCGTGAGCAGGCCCGCAAGGATCTGCCACTCTCAACGTTCACGCAAGCGTACTGGAAGTGCGATCTGCACAACCTGCTGCACTTCCTGCGACTGCGCATGGACAGCCACGCCCAATCGGAGATTCGGGAGTACGCCGACATCATCGGCAACGACATCGTGGCCGAGTTGTGGCCGCTCACCTGGGAAGCGTTGGTTGACTACCGCTTGAAGGCGCGATCCTTCTCGCGCATGGAAGTCGAGGTGCTCAAGGGGATCGTTCGGCTCTCCGACAACGACGACTCCGGCATCGCTGACTCCGCACGTTCCGCAGGTATGAGCGACCGCGAAGTCCGGGAATTCCTTGAAGCCCTGGGCTGTTCACGATGAGCACCATCAACGACAAGACCCCAGGACACTACCGCACCGGAGGTCTCCAGCCGTTCGATGTCATTGATGCTTGGAATCTCGACTTCTACCTCGGCAACGCGGTCAAGTACATCGCCAGGGCTGGACTCAAGCCGGGCGAATGCACGGTCAAAGACTTGACCAAGGCGGCTCATTATCTCGAAGAGGCGATCAAGCGTGCCACGAACCAAGCCTGACCAGCGACGCTACAGCATCACCACCGACGTCGACTTCGAGGGGCACACCTGGACCATGACCGTTGGCTTCTACGACGACGGATCACCCTGTGAGGTCTTCGCTGCGGGGTCGAAGGTGGGCACGCTCATGGACACCGCCTTCAGCGACGCCTGCGTGCTCATCTCGCTCTTACTTCAGCACGGCATCTCGCTGGCCGAGATCAAGAAGAGCCTTGGCTTCGGCTACGTGCTGTGTATGGTGGAGGAGATCGAGTCGATCAATCCGCCGGATGGAGCCGAAGCGCTTTGACCAGAGCGCCGACTCTGAGAACCTGGGCAACCTGCCGCTGCGCTCTCTCGGCTGACGAATCCCCACGGGCAGAGCGCTTGTACTCGACATACTCGCGCTCTTGCTCACGCCATCCCATCGGCTGATTGCCGTACCCTCCGCGCAGCCTCTTCCCGATGCCCTTGACCGAGTTCGAGACCCTGGCGTTCATCGCCACGTTGAGGATGAAGTCTGCCCAGTCATCTACCCCTTGCTGGCTGCTCCGGTAGTCGAACAGGTAGACGTCCCACGCGGGCTGCCAGTATTCGGCCAACCACTTCCTGGCCACCCAGAGCAGAACGTCATGTTGGTGTACCAGCGGCCCGGCCCAGTCCCTCCACTTCTCACGATACCTGTCATCGTTGCGGATCTGATCGAACGACCAAGACCCTATCACGTTGCTCGGGATGCCTGGAGGTGGCCCGAAGGTGTCGTAGATGTCGAGGAGGAACCCGCTGTCGGCGTGGGCGATCGAGAAGCCGCCCTCGCGGTAGTCCCGCCAGCGCTTGCCCTTGCCCTCAGATGGGCCACGCCAGTCCATACCAGCGGGATCATCGGGCGTGGCCAAGGGCCAGCCCGACCAGTCGATGCCCTTGTTGGCCACACCGACCTCCAGCACCAGGAGCCCGATGTAACCTTGACCGACGAGGCCCTTGGCATCGGTCCAATGCAATCGGGTGTAGTCGGGTTGACTGTCCTCGATCTCGACTAGACGCCGAACGACCGCCTCGAAGGACGGACGACCGGATTGCCAGAATGCGTCGTCTCGCATCACGGCACTACGACGGAGTTGACCAGTGCGCCGATGTCGTCGCAGCCATCTTCGCACGTACTGACGATCTCCGTCACAACGTGCTGGGCGAGGTCTTCGTCCTTGCTCTGGATCATCTGGATCAAGTGCATGTACTGCGCCCTCCAGAACTGGACCTCTCCGCGGCAGTCCGCAGACGCCACTCGGGCAGCGCTCCAGACTACGCCGAAGAGCAGAAGGACCAGAAAGATCACTGCCATCGTGACCCGCAGTCCGCCGCGCTGATCCGGGTCATCGACCTTCTCGATCGCCGCGTCCGCAGCGTGTGCGGCGGCGGCCATCCCGGCAGGCAGCGAAGGCGCGGCCGGGGCCACTGCGCCGCTAGCGCCAGCTCGCTCATGGTAGCGGCTAGCCGCCTTGAGCAGCCCTTGCCTGAGCATCTGGGCGTCGATTGGCTTTACGAGTAGGACATCAGCGTGGTCGGCCACGCCCACTAGACGGTTCGGGTCGCCAGAGATCGCAACGATCCCTGCCTTCTCGTGCCAGGACTGCGCAACCTGGTCACCGTCCATGCCAGGCAGCATGATGTCCAGGATGACGACGTCCGCCCAGTCGAGGTCGAATTGCGCCTCCTCGACGGTGGCGTGCTCTCTCAGATCGAAATCGAAGAGCGTCCTACGGATCGCGTTCTTGACCCCGGACTCATCCTCGACGACTACGATTTGCAGCCTTCTGGAAGGCAGTACGCTCACTGGGCGTCAGACTCCTCGATGCCGAAGGTCGTGCAGATCGCAGGCAGTTGCACTCCCTTGGCAGATGCCTCCAGGCAGACCTCCGGGGTCCACTCGAAGGCCGGGCCATCTTCCGTGAAGAGCATCTTGACGTCGATGCACGCGCTGCCACCTACCTCGGAACCTTCTACGTAGCGCCAGAAGCCGCCTGAGCCATCCTGCGACCCGCCGCAGCCGCACGCTCCGAAAAGCACGAGCACGAAGAGGGTGTAGAGCCGGCTCATTCCCCGGTCTCCTGAAGGGTCTCGGTGAGACGCTGCACGGCGTGCTGGATGACCGGCGCGCACTCATCTGAGTGGGCCAGATCCCAGTCCTGGGAGTCCATATCGCCGAGCACGGCACGAACACAGGCGTCCGCCTCGTGCGCCTCGTCCTGGCTGGTGACGCCGAGCGCCGTCAGGAACGCCAGCACAGCGGAGGCTGCGGCCAGGAGCCACGACTTGTAGTTCAGATCCTTCATCCTCCTCCTCCACGACGCTGCAAGAGCGCCTCGATGTCGGCCTTGTCGCCTCGACGGGCTGGGTCCTTGGCCATCTTGTCCAGTGTGTCCCGGAGCACCTCCTCGCGGGCGCCATCGAGCAACTCGGCAGTGCGCTGGCGGGCGGCCTTGGTCTGCTCGTCCGCAACAACCCCCTCGGGCGTGCTGATAAGCGGATCGCCCACTGAGTGACCTTGCGGATACCGGGCGAACTGCACCTGTTCGGCGCCTTCGGGAATGCTGATGTGAGGAGCGCGCAGGATGTCCGTCACCGAGCCATCCGGCCACTTCAGTCCGTACCTCACAGGATCGCTCCTTGCACGAACACCGACATTCCGTTGCCGGTGGCAGTGCCGCCCAGTTCAGCCTTGAAGGCCGCAGTGATCGCAAGCCCCGCGTTAGGGATCCAGACCATGTGCGAGGACGTCTGGGAGCCGCCCGTTGCATTTGCGGCAGCGGGCTGCCTGTCCCAGATCCTAGTTCCTAGCTTGATGTAGGAGTCCCGCTTCGTCCCGCTCGTGTTCTGGAAGTAGTGCTCCACCAGCATCCACTTGCGCGACGCCGGGACCACGGCAGCGCAGTTGACGTCTGCGGATGTCGCCGTGGTCTTCGAGGTGACCACGTCCAACTCCAGGAGGTCCACGCTCGGGTCGTAGGAGAACCAACCATCGATCGTGCGCGACACGAGCAGGTCGTCGGTGGCGTCTGTGGCGACGAACGAGGCGATCTTGCTGCGGTAGGTGTAGCCCGCAGGCATGTCCGACCATGCGAAGGTGGCGCCGTTGAGCAGCCCGACTACCTTCAGGTCCTTGCCAGGCCCCCAGATCCAGAACTTCTCGAAGCCCTTGCTTGATCCGCCGGAGGCGTCCAGCAAGCCATCATCGGGATCGGAGGAGTCGTAGTTCCAGACGAGGCTGGACTCCAGCGCCTTGAGCACGCGCTTGCCGCGCTGATCGAACAGGCTGACTTCGGCAGGCTCGTAGCTGTTGACCGCAGAGAACGTGACCTGCGTGTCGGAGGTCACGACCGCCTTGATGTTGCTCGTCGCCCCGCCTGCTCCCCCGGCAGGGGCGGCGACCGAGGGCAACGATGATCGGAAAGCCAGTGACATCAGCCGAGCCCGTAGGGGGTAATGGCGTGATGAACCTGGCCTCCAGCCGGCTCAATCTGCACGATCTGGATGGCGACGTAGTCCTCGCCGGCTACCGGGACCCGCTCTTTCCAGGAGTGCGGCTCGCCATCGATCTCGATCTCGGATGCGGCCCCAGAGAGAGCCGAGAAGCGGGTGCCGCCCTTGGTTCGTCCGCGCAGGAACGCTCGGCAGTAGGTCGCGTCCCCTTTGACCTCCATCAACGCCTTGCCCGTGGTGGAAGCGGCGTAGGTGAAGCTCTCGCCGTTGGTCGAGCGCACCCAGACCTCGGAGGGGTCGTCATCGTCGTCGAGCAGGGCGTACCAGTAGGCCCCTGCCTGGGTCTCGGTCAGCACCAAATCGCCTGCGATGGAGGCGACCTCGATCAGCGGAGGGTAGCCAGCGTCCACCGCCTCGATGTCGATGTCGGTGCCGTTGTTGGTCAAGGTGATGCCGAGCGCTGCGGGGTCGGTGATCTCGGCTTCGAGCGCCGCGATGATCTGGGTAGCCGTGAGGCTGGATGCATCGATCTCGAAGATGACCCGATCGCCCTGGAGCTTCGTACCATAGAAGGGCGTGATGGTGACGCGGTAGTAGCCATCGGTATTGCCGGTGGCCTCGATGTTCTGAATATTGACTGCGTTGTCGTTGATCTCGTCGCGCAGTCCTTCGAGAATGTCGGCTTCGGTGTCGGAGCCGCCGGCCGTGTAGGTGTTGGTGGCTCCGTTGAGCGTGGCGACGTAGTTGAGGCTGACGACGGCGTTGATGATCGAGTAGCGCGCCTCGAACCACTCCTCATTGAGCCTGTTGCAGATCTCGAAGATCGCCCATACAGCTGTGCGCCCTCCGATGACGGAGACGCCGGTGCCCTCGGCAGCAGTCGAGGGGATGAGCGGGTAGGCGCCTTCGGTGACCGTGGTGTAGGCAATCGCACCTGGCTCGCGAGCCAGTTGAAGGAAAGCGCCTTCGCGCAAGACTTCGTCAGTGATCGCCATCTAGAGCACCTTCGCTAGCGTGTGGAGGGGGCGTCTGTACTGATCAGTTGCACTCTGTACCGCGCACAGCGCTGGAGGCGCTTGAATATTGAGCCTATACAGGTTGCTGCTCACCGTTACAAACAGCCCCATGCCGTCCGCCCCGAGGGCTGCCGACGACGTTCCAGACACCGTAACCCTGGCAATCTCACGTCCGCTCTGCGGGTCGAAGATGTTGACCTGCCCCTGTTTTCCAGAAATTGCCCCGTTAGTTGATCCAGCGTACAGCCAGCGCCCGTCGAAGGCTACTGACACCATGTCCCGGTCTTCGTTGGTGGGGATTTCCCACACCACGGACGGGGTAGGGCCGCCTGCGTAGATGCCCTCCTTGACGAAGGCCGCCAGGCTGGATAGGTGGCTTGTCTCGCTATTGCGACCAACGAAAATCAGATCATCGCTTACTGCTACGGCGTTGTAGTCTCTGTGGGAGTCGGTGTACTGGTAATAGACCGTGAGGTCGTACAAGTGTTTAGAGATTACGACGTTACCTGCTGTCCGATCGCCAACTACGTAGATCCATGTGCCGTCCGAGCAGATGCCCTTGCCGTCTGCCCCTCTAGCGTGGCTGGCAACTACGGTACCAGCAGATCGACTCATCTTGCGCGTAGTGTTGTCCGAATCAGCAGCGACTTCAGCCCCGGTGATGAACAGGAAGGCCCCGTCAGAGTACATGTCGTAGACGACGTCGCCGTGGTCTACAGGTCCCCAGACTTCGCTTAGGTCCGAAGCGTCTAGCCCGTAGATAGAGCCTGAAGTACCTACAGCCAGGAACACCATATCGCCGTCGCAGCACACCGCAGATCCGCTAGCCGGGGAGTAGTCACCCGACGATGCTTCCACCACCCCTGTAGATCTGTTTACCTTACGTACACGCCCATCAACCGTGATCCCGTAGAGGTACGCACCATCGCTACGCGGAGGGAAGGCCCACGTATAGGATGTGTTCGACCACTCGGTAGAGAGCAGTGCAGTCGACGGATCGTATTCACTGACGATGCCTAGACCGGATGACGGATTAGCATCGATCAGGTCTTTCAAAGCGGAGAACATCCGCGGGCGCCCGAGGTCGAAGTACTGGAGCCAATCGCCGATCGCGTTCAGGATCGCGTTGAAGACCTTGTAGCTAGGAGGCGTACCTCCGGTGAATCCGGTGCTCTTGTCCCCTTCAGCCAGGGGAGCGGCAGGGAGATTCGCCGGACTACCGGAGACATGACTCTGGGCGAAGTAGGCATCCGACTGAGGGACCCCGTTGCTGTTACCGCCTGGTCTTGTCCCGTGCTCAGCCATCTAGATCACCGTTGTGGTAGACGTCAGGAGCCCAGGGTGCGCCCCAGCCTGGACCGCCTGCTTCTTCCCAGTTGAGGAAGCCAGTGGCCGGCCGCTCCAGGACCCACGACAGTCTATACCCTGCCGCCTTGGTCAGCACAAGAAGCCGCGCGATTCGCGCTCTCTTAGCGTCGCTGCTCGGGGTAGAAACGTCGTAGGCAATCCGCAAGGCCAGCGGGTTGATGGTCTCGATCGTGATGTTCTCCGAGCCCGTGACTTCCTGGAGTAGCCGAACGAAGTCGTCCCGCCGCGCCATGCTCAAGTCTGCAATGAGCCTGGCGCGCAGCACGGCTCGGTAGTCGTTGTCTTCGAGACCCTCGCGCTCCTCGTTCAGCAGCGAGCCCCATTGATCGAGCAGGGCGCCATAGGCGTCGTCGATGTGGCGGAACGTCAGAAGGTCGAAGGCCGCATCCTCGATGTCCTGCACTTCACCGACGACCATTTCGACCAACGCGTTCCAGAGGTCGCCAGAGGCGAACAACTCCGTCAGCCGCACCTTCATGCGGTCTACATGATCTGTGATCTTTACGATGTCAGCCATCAGGCGAACGTGATGTCCGTGCTCGCATCCTGAACACGAGCAACTTCGGTAGCAGCCACCGTGAGGTTTGACGCAGCGAGGGAGCCGACGCCCTTCTCGCGCATCGTTACCGAGATCGTCTCGATACCCTCGATGCCGTCCGCGGCGCAGAGCATCTTGTGGATGTAGACCTTCCGGCCGCCGAGAATGTTGTCCTGGATATAGGCCACAGCGGCGGCACGGATCTGCGCCTGCCAATCCGCAGGTGCCGACGAGTTGACCGTCGCCGTGAACTCGGCCTCGACGTAGAACGGGTCGGCCTCGTGCATGTAGACGGTGACTTCGTCGCCCTGGGCATCGAGCGCCGTACCGGACTCCGAGCCCACCGTGCGCACCCCTTCGGCCTTGCGGTCAAGGATGACCTGGGCCACGCCGTCATAATCAGTGATCGCCGGGTAGTAGACGACCATGATGCTGTGGGCAGTCAGCGTGGGCGTGATCGATGTGTCGTCCGTCTCCGTCACGTTCTCCAGCACAATAGCTTGATCGATGTCATCTCGGTCAAGCACGCCCGCGAGGATGCTCCCAAGGGTGCGACTGCCGTCAGCCTGCGGAACCAGGAGGCGCAGCCTGAACGCTTCGGGGCTCTCGGCGTCCGTACCGAGGTAGGATTCGATCGAGAGGTTCGTGACGCTCGTCCATCCGGCGATTGCCGTGACGATGGTCTGAACGGAATTGATCGGGGTCTCGATGACGCCTGTGTCGACCGCCTCGAAGAGCACGTCGACATTGCTACCTGCCGGGATCGTAGCAGCGGCCAGGCTCTCGAACTGCGGGCCGCCTTCGCCCTTCGATGCCAAGGAACCCAGCGGCACGGTAGCCGCGGTCGACGTCGAGTTGTAGAGCCGCAGGGTGACCTGCGTCCGCGTAGCAGGGTCTCGCTCTAGCCCTCGAATGCGCCCCAGCATGAAGAGCAGCCGATCGGGCGCGGCTGCCGGGTCGAAGGCGTCGTTGAGCGCCTGGAGCAGTTCCCACGCCTCGCCGAGCGGGGCGGCCAGCATGTCGATGAGCCGGCCGATGACGCCATCCGATGACGTGTTCGCTCCTACGCCGAACTCGGTCTGCGCAGACGACTGCAAAGCGTCCTGGAGCGACCGGATGGTCTCGGCGGTGAAATTCCCGCTGGCGTCGAGTCCTGCTGCCACGTTACCTCAAGTACGGCCCAAGATCTGGGAAGCTCAGAACAAGCATCCAAGAGGTTACCGTAGAAG